TGTTTTTTGCTGATTTTCTAATTTGATTTGCGATTGAAGTATTCATAATTTTGGTATCGTTGGGTTTAAACGATAAGCGAATATCTTAATTAAGAATTAATATTCAAAACATTTCTTTAAAAAATGCTAAAGCAAATCGTAACTTGCTGATAATCAAAGAAATTATTTTTAAAGTTTTTTTAGGATAAGGTAAACAACCACTCCAATACCCAATATTAAGAATAAAGTGTTATTCCCTTTTGGCTTCTCTTCTTGAATAGTGGTTTTATCCACCTTTATAGCCTTGTTTTCTTTCTTATCGATTTTAAGGCTCTGTAAGCGTTTTCTTTCTTTGATGTGCCTCTTTATATGGATTGCCTTGAGTTTGTACTTGTAATCGCCTCTAATAGCTTCTAAAGGTGTAACCTGATGGTTTACTAATGTATCAAAAATATAAGCTATTTCTTCAGTTGTTTCAATATCGCTTGAATCAGTAGCTAATTCTACCTTTTGAACAATAGTTATAACGGAATCCACTTTTGTAGTTTCTACCAGCTTTTTAGACTTGCAAGAAGAAGATAGTAAAATTACTACCAATAGGATTATTACGCTTTTGGACTCCATAATTTAATTAGTTTCTTTTGTCTTTCTAAACGGCAGTCTGCCTTGCATTTTGAGCAATATACTTTGCTTCCTGAAGATATGTATTCAGCCTTGCAACACTCGGAAATAGTCAAAGGGTTTACCTGCTCTATTTCTATTGTAGCTTCTTCGTTTAAGAATTCGCTTATTTCTTTTGATTTCTTTGCCATATTCTAAAGATATATTATTATCCTTTCGCAAATTTAACCAAAATAAAGTAATTATCCTACTTACCGGTTTCATAGTCAATATCCCTTTGTAAGCATTCAATAGCTTTTTTAAGGTCCTGGACCAAAGCATCCTTTTTTCCTGCTCTTAAGATATACTTAATTGCATTACCTTTCATAAAAGATAAATTGTAAGCATTTGCTATATCAATCACATCCACAGGAACACCTTTAATTTCTACTTTGTAGTATTTAGGCTTTGTAACAATATCAGCTATATCCGAACCTGTTAATTCAATAGGTTTAAATTGATACTTAATAGTGCAATTAGTACAAACTTCAGAACATTCGCAATTTTCTAAATGGTTAATTTCTTCGATACTTTTCATTTTGTTTTTCTTTTAGTTTTTCTTTATTGGTTTCATTTATTAATTCTCTTCTAATAATTTCTATTTCTTTGTATAATTCTTTCAATCTTTCTACTAATATCTCACTCTTCGTCTTGTTCATAATCTAAAAAATCTAACCTGGTATCTATCATTTTAATTAACCTTGCCTGTGTTAAGGTCTTGTAACTTGGGAATAAAAGTAGTGATTTCTCTTCTAATTCAAAAAGAAAATAGACAAAGAATTTTAGTTCCTCTAAAATCTCGCCATCTGTCATATCAAAAACTTCTTCTTCCTTATTCTCCATATAAAACACCGTTATAAACACATTTATAATCTATTATCGCGTGTGGTTGCGCAAAGAACAAAACCTTATCGCCATCTATCTTAAATGTTACTTCAAGGAAGCCTTGACACCAATCCGCTATTTTACCTGTTGGTAGATATTCTACTGCTTCCATTAACCTTGTACATCCAACCTCAAACCAAGCGTTAATATTATGCCTATTACGAATGTATCGCATTCCTAACCTGTGTGAGTGTCCTGTACAACCTGAACCCCAATATTCTATAATATTTTTCTCGCTGGCATTCTTTGTTAAAGATAAACCGTGAGTAATATCAAATATATCGAAGTAATTAAATACATCCGTAGGGTCGTAAACCATATCGTTCTCCGCCAGGTGCAGCATCTCTTCAAACTTGGTACTTTCAAAGTGTTTATAAAGAATTGCTAATCTTGCTAATTGTCCTTTAGATAATAAGAAAGGCTTTGTAACTCGCTCATCGTGATTGCCAGTCCTTATAGTTATTTTAGCATCCGTACTTAATCTTAAAGGCTTTAGAATTTGTTCTTCTGTGTATTTAAATTCTTCTACCTCGTTATACCCGTTTAAGATACCATCCATAAAAAGTTTATTAGTATGTTTAGAAACAAAAGGTAAATCTACTATGTCCCCGTTGATACAGACTTCATCAAACTTATTATGTTGTAGAATGTTGTTAATTACTCGTAAACATTTAAGGTCAGCTAACCAACCGTGAGGGTCAGAAAATACAAATAGTTTATAAGTTCTTTTGTCGGTTAATTTCTTTAACTGATACTGATTGTATTCAGTTTCGGATAGTCTTGGTCTGTACATATTAGTTTTTTTCTCGAAATTACTAATTATTTTAGCATTATTTATCTTTTATTCAAAGGCTTACGATTTATAGTAGTCATATAACCTCCTAAAGCAATCAAAGCCGATAGGAATAGCTTAATGCAAGTATTTATAGACCACACAAAGTTATCCCAGTCAATAGTCACCCAAGCATTTGCAATAGCTACAATTGCCCCAAATATAGTTGAAAGTGTGTTACGCAATTTTAGCATATTCGTTGTATTCAGCTAATCTTCTATTTAATAAACCTTTGTTTACTACACCTCCTGCTTTAGTCCACATCAAGAAACCAACTTTAATTTTTTCAATAGTTTGCCCACCGTTAATAAACTTAACCAAAGAAGACTTTGCAAACGCTCCACAACCTATATTATAACAAAGACAAAATAAAGCATCAAACTCATTTTGTTTTAATGGTCTTAATACATATTTAGAAACGCAATTAGCGTACTGCGCAGAAGTGTCTACAAACAATTTAAACGCTTCATCTTTACTTGCTAATTTATCGCCTTTTTTTACAGGTTGTCCGTTAGCGTATTTAGTCGAACCTATACCAATAGTCCATACTAAAGCACTGCACTGGTAAGCATCTAATTTAACACCTTCTAATTGTGCTAATAATTTTAAACCTTCGTTACTGATTTGCATCTCTTTTTTCCTTTAACATTTCTATAAATGAATCTCTTTGTTGCATTAAATACTGCTCCCTTGCAATAAATCTTGTTCTTTCATCTTCTACTATTTTATCAATATACAGTTGTTTTTGGTTTACCAAAGTTGTATACCGTTCTAATTGCTCGTTAAATATCATATTTTGATAATATAACCCAGCTATCATTAAAATAATTGTAAAGGACTGCTCCTTTAACTTGCTTAAAAAAGTTGTTTGCATATTTTCGCCTTCTTCTATTTGTGCCATAAAAACTCCTTAATAAAAGTTATACCTGTTATAGTTAATATAAAAGCACCAATTCTAACCGCCCAATTAATACCAGTGTTATAATCTCGCACCTCTTGCACTCTTGTATCAGTTTCTTCTAAAGCACCTTCGATTGTTTCTAATCGTTGTAAGATTCCATTCCTATTTAGCTTTGAGCCTGTAATAGCTTGGCTAATCATTTCCACACTTATTGACAAAGCCTTAAGCTGGTCGTTTATTTCTTTTAACTCATTCATTATTCAGCTTCTTGTATGCTACTTGTTGTGCTTCCTGGTTCGCCTTGACCTGCGCCTGTATCATCTTTAGTAGTAGACCAAGAACGGAAACCTGTTTCTAATTTATCAGTTTGGCTTTGGTGTGTTGTTATGTTTGTTTTGTTTGATACATAATCAAATGATGCCTCGTGCATAAAATGTAAGCCTTGCGCTAAAGCAATATTAAATACTTGACCAAAGTTTATATTCTTACCATAAACATTACCTGTAAATTTTTCCCAAGTAGATTGATAAAAAGATAAAATTGAACGAGTGATACATTCTTGCATTGGTCTTCCTAAAAGAATTTCATCAGTTTCCCAAGTTCTAAACCATCTATTTGAATTTTGAATTAAACTTAATTCTCCGCCAGTATCATAACCAATAAAGTCTTCAATTATTTGTGATTCCGATTTATTAGCTATACCACCGTGATATTGACCTTTATCTATTTTATAACTATTTGAGAATGGCTTAACCATTGTAGCATCGTTAGGAATATTTGTAGCATTATAAATAAAGCCTTTTGTATTTTTATATCCTTGTGGAATAATACTTACTTTAATATCATCAAAATAAGTTTGATGAACATTGACTGTATCAAAACTTCTTTGTGGTCTTAAAACTAAAGTACCAAACTCATATAAAGTAGTGCCATCTGAAAGACTATTTTGGTCAAATTTAGAAAAGCATTTATACTTCATCCACCTATTTTTATCACTCATAAAGATAGGCATTCTAAATACTGCATTCCATAAAGAAGAAGTTGTAACACTATAATAAGTACCTGTTGAGTCTAAATATCTTGTATTTGATGTAGAAGGTAAACCATCTTTAGATTTAGCAAATGCTATGTTAATACCATCGCCATCAGTATGCGAATCATCAAAATAAACAGAACATTCAACTTTAATAGCAAAGAAATTATAGAAACCAAAAGGAGAAATATTATTTGTAATTCTAAAAGTATTAGATAAATAATTATCAAGGTTTAAACCACCTGTAATATCTTCATTTTCTATTACTGATAAAATTCTATTATCAAATGGTCTATCTTCTCCAGTTGCATTAACAAAATCAAAAGGGCTTTCTAATTGCCAATCAGTTGGAACTGTTGTTGAAGTTGCGTAATCCTTAAAGAATCCGTAGTTATTTATTAAATTTCTTTCGTAGTATGGATAGTTAAATTGAACATTTGTTAATCTTTTGTTTAATGTTACTACTTGATTAACATCCGACCATTTAACATTACCAGTCTTACCAATTGTAGAATAAAAATCAAAACTATATTCATCTAAATAAGTTCCATTAATATCGTATATTAAACCATTTTGAAACTGCTGCTTAACTGATACATTATCAATTAAAAGATAGCCTGTTGAATCATCGTTATTATTAAAGAATTTTATTTCAAATGAACCTGCAGTTGCTGAAGTGTAAGTAAATTCATAATAAACCCAATCATCAGTAGTTACTTGAGTAAATACTTCAACACCATCTATTTCAATTCTTGTAACTGCTTTAGGAGAACTACCAGTATCAAAATTCTTTGCCCAAAAACTAACAGTATATTCAGCATCTTGAAAAACTAAAGTTTGATAAACATTAGAGGTATTATCTCCAAAGATTTTAGGGCATTGGCTTCCGTTTAAGCCTCCTGTTGAAGAATTAACTACATCACCATCAGTTGTCCAATATTCATATAGTGGAGGTAAAGCACCGCTTATGCTAAATTCGCCATCAGTAACTAAATCATTTACCGCTAAATCATTTATAGCAACAACATACCAAGTAGCATCTTTATTAGATTGATATACTACGCAACCTAAAGATTCCATTAATGAACCTAAAAGAAAATAGCAATCCTTTGGCTCAAATGTAGACCAATCAACTGAAGAATATTCCGATACCTTTAAGTTTGCAAGATTAACAAGAGTACCATCTAATTTAAATTGACTAAAAAAAGCAACATCTAATTCGCTTCCAGTCTTCTTTAATAACCTACAAACAAAATCATTTATATCTATACAAGTATCAACGCTTGTGTCATCGTATAAAGCGTAATAATCTTCCCTCGTGTATTTAATATCTTTTAAGACTGCAATATTATCAGTAGCAGTTAATTGTAGGAAATATTGTTCTTGCCACTCGTATTGGATAACATCAGGTAAAAGAAACCCAACCCACTTTAAATCTTCAGTAACTCCATTAGTTTCGTAAAGGCTTATTTTTAAAGAATACTCATCATTTTCATAAAAGAAATCAGAAGGCTGAACGGTAGAATTGTAAGGAATAAAACATTTTATATCCGCATAAGAAGCACGAATAGGAGCAAAGATATTGTCTTTACTTGCTTTATAATTTAATACAAATGCACTATCTTCTGCTGGTATTAACTCTATTACATCATAAACCACTACGGTAGCTTCTTGTTTCTCAAATTTAACTTGATAATACAAATTAGTACCTACCTGGTCTAATCCTTTGAATTGTAGATTATAAATATGATTGTAAGCCATTATATCACCCTTGAATTTTTAATTGCAGTATTATCTAAAAGCATTCTCATTTTATCTCCCATTATATCTATTTGGTAGCCACCTTGACCTATTGAATTTGAAGGCATAGCTATCATACTTCCTTTACCACTTCCACTACTTAAAGCAAAAGGATTAAATCCTAAACCACCAATAGTTTTAGCAATTTGTCCGATAGAACCCAAAGATGAACCTCCAGCACTTAAACCACCTGTTAAAACAAATAATATCGCAGCAGCAGCTATTGCGGAAGCTAATTTAATCATTAGACTTTTTAAAGCATTTAATATACCTTGAAACGCATTTTGTCCACCATCAAGAATAGTAGTAAACATTTGTTCAAAAGCACTTGTTAAAGTACCCATTATTAAAGTTTGTGCAGTTAATAATTCATTTTGTTTTTCAATCCTTGCATTTACTTGGTCTTCGGTTTCTCTAACAATAACTAAAGGTGCTAAATATTCTTCAGTAGTCATTTTTAACTTATCATAGTTATGATTTAACATATTTAATTCACTATTATAAGAATTTATAGCTTCAGTAGGTATTAAAGAAGTTGTATCATATTCAACGGAAGCTTGAGCTTCCATAGAAGGTAATTTAAATTTAATCCTTTTTGCTAATGCTATTTTTGGTGCTGCTGCTAATGCTGCTTCTGAAGCTTTTTTTGCTGCTGCTTTTTCCTGTTGATTTGTTAAGGCATTTAAAGCATCTTCAGCGTTTTTAATCACTTGAGAATATATTTTATAATCATCTGATGATTCTGATACTAATGATTTTGATTTTTCTAAAGCTGCAATATAATTTTTAAATCCACCTGATGTGGTAATATTAGATATTGATTTATTTAATTTATCATAAGTAGCTATAAGGTTTATATTACCTTGCTGACCATAAGTTACACCACCCCAAAGATTTTGTAGTTCTGCAAATGGAATATTATCCATCCAAGTTTTACCCCTTTGGTCTATGCCTAATTTTTCAGCCATATTATCAGCGTGACCAATAATATTTATATTTGAAATTAATTGACCAAGTAAATCAACAGAATTTTTTAAAACTCCTGAATTAGAATCTCCCATATTTTTCATAAGGGTTGTCCAAGAATCTCCTAAATTGGATAATTTACCTTGTAATGTAGCCGATATAGCTGCTGCTGAACCTGAAACGCCTTGTAAATCTCCTAAACTTAATATGTATTTTTGTATTGCTGAAGCAGTTTTATCTACTGTTGTAGAAACTTCATTAAATGTAAATGTAACTTTATCTCCAGCGGATTGCGCACCAATACCAAATTCCTTTAGACGCATAAATTCGCCCTGTTGTGCATCTAAAATACCTTCGGCTAATTGGTCAAAAGACTTTGCAGTAAAACTTGCCAAATCCCCTAATTTTCTTAATTCATCTTTAGAAGGTTTAAAGCCTTGATTTGTTAATTTAACAAAAGCACTTGTTAATTCATCAACTGAAAATGGTGTTGTAGCAGCAAAATCGGTAATCATACTCATTGCAAGTTGTGCTTGAGATGAACTACCTAAACTATTAGTTAATACAGCAGCAAAAGTTTCAAATTTAGCAGTAGTTTCAACAATAGATTTACCAATACTTAAAATAGAACCAGCAGCAAAAGCACCAGCAACAATACCACCAACTTTACCAGCAGCAGAACTTATTGCACTAAAATCTTTTTCGCTATTTTTAGCAGCGTTATTAGTATTGGTATTGAATTTACTAATTTCTTTAGATGCACTATCTAAACCTGATTTAAGACCTTGTATTTGTGCTGATAACTCAACTATTAACTTCTCGTTTGCCATTCTGTAACTTCTTTAAGATTTCTTGTTTTTCTTCATTTGATGTTAACTTTTTTGGCACTCTATTCATTATAGCAAACTTATCAGTCCATAGTGGCATTATTTCTTTAGGCTTTTTCATTTGGCTCTTTTTAGATACATTAACATTGTTAATATAGCTTAAAGTTGCCCTTGTGTGTTCCCACTGATTAGCCTCTTTTTTAAAGAAATTAAATAGTAACCTTTGATAATTTGCCCAAGTCATATCCTCGAACTCATCAGGCATTAAACCAACTTCGCCAATCGCAAAGTCGATTATATCATCCCAAGTTACTTTTTTTTTATACCTTCTTCGCCACTTGACATTGCCTTAAATCCGTTTTGGATGTATTGGCTACTTTC